CTGCTACAGTTGTGTCGCTACCCTTGTCTAGTTTCCAATAGCCTACTAAGCCCGATTCGTTGCCGATGAGTCGCTTATTATAGTTGTCTGCGATTTGTTGTGCTGTGCGGACTGTGTTCCAAATGCGGACGTCTGAGAGTTTGCCGTTGAGGTAATTACCCGCACTAGTGTCCCGATATAAACCCATACTAACTTTAATGTCTGTGGAAGAATAAACAACATTATCGGTTTGAGTGATTTCTAAATTACCGTTCAAATATAACTTTCGGCTTGTGTCTGATTCAAAAACTCCTGCGACGTGATACCATGTGTTTGCGCTAATATTTGTCGAACCTTGAGTTACATAGTTTGTTGTGTTTCGAGCATGTAAAATAATTTTTGAACTTGAGTTTATTCCAAACCCAAAATAAACACTACTTGAGCCTGTTTTAGTTAAATAAACAAAACTTTGTATCACTCCACTCACAACATCAAGCCTCACCCAACACTCTAACGTGAACGGGTAGGCTGTGATTTCGTTGTCTGCCTGAACAAAGTCATCTGTCCCGTCAAAGTCTAGTGAGTAGCCCTGCACCCCGATACGGTCGGCAGGTAGCCATAGTTTTAAGTCTGGTAAATTTGTAGGTGTAAAAGGTACGTAATTTTGCAAGCCTGTACCTAAACCAAGCCCTAACCCAACCATTAGTACACCGCCACGATATCAGTTGCTGTAGTATCGGTCGAATAAACCCGTTTTACAGCTAGAGGATGAACAACGCCTGCCGCTAAATTTTTAAGTATAATAGCAGTTCCTGTTCCAGCCATATCAACTTTTATATTTCCAGACACACCTACATAAATTCCTCGAGTAGGAAATGTAGCTAAATCAGTACTGTTGTTTGGAGTAACTACAACTGCTGTTTCCCCACCTAAAACTTCTTTAACACCAAGTTCTTTATATTGTGGCACTGATAAAACCTCCTTATAGTAACTTAGGGGGAGGCTCGAAAGCACATCCCCCAAAGGTCATTTAATTATAGATTAAGGATTAGCTGGGTTCGAACCAATAATACCTCTCCAGTCAGTCCAACCATAACTGAAACGCATACGAGCTTTGTACTTCGCTACGTCTGTGTCAAAGTCGTTTTCGGACTTGAAGGACATCTTCTCACGCCAGAAGAAGTTCAAAGGCATCATAGCAGTGTCAGCCAAGAACCATGCATTAGGGTCAGTCAAGTAATCCATAACGATAACTTGGAAACGACCACGCAATGGGTTGATATCATTTTCTTGCGAACCGGGCAACTGAACGGATTTTGCAATCTTTTCAGCAGTGAACTCAAGTGATGGAGGAACAATTAGCAAGTTTGGATTCATTTGAATTTTCAATCCACGCTCATCAACTTGTTCACGAGCAAGTTTAAATCCAAGTTCAAGGTTTGGTTCAGTAAGTGCAACTGTTCCAAGGCTGTTGGAAGAAGTTCCGCCACCAAGCAATGCGTGGTTAGTTGCAATCAATGCTTCACCATTCCAGTTAGTTGTCGAAGTCGAGAATGCTGTATTCAGTACAGAAGACGCTTTAACTTCAACTGTGGAACGAGCCGCACGAGCCAACGCTTGAGCCGCCTTCTTAATTTGACCATACTGCTCATCATCAACAAGCTCCTTTTCAACAAGGAATCCCTTAGAATAAGTCACGTGTTTGTACTGAACAGTATCGAGTTTTGTCATATCTTCGTACTCAGTAGTATCAAGTGTAGCTTTCTCGTTGAACATCGAGAAACCGCCCATACGAGCATCTGTTTCAATGGCTTTCTGCGAAGAAATTACATTGAATACACGGCTGTATTGTTCTGGCTTTTCATTGTAAGTTTCGAAAATAATCTTACGTAAGCCCGGCTCGAGTAATTTACCATAGTTTACTTGTGCTGTTGAAACTGTCATCTACGTTCCCCCCTTATAACATTTGTCTGCTGATGATGACTACGTAAGGCTTGCCATCAACAACTTCTATGATTCTTGCAATTGTAACGGATGTGTCAGCAGTATCAAGATTACCAGAACCGTCAATACCGTATGCAACACCAACAGTCAATGCACCTGCACCAACAAAATCAGCTTGATAAACTGCATCACCTGTAACACGTACTTTTGCCTTACCGTTAACAAAACCTGTTCCTTCTGCAACTCCAAGAACTGTAGTGCTTCCTGTAGCCGCTTTTACAATTTCACCGTTGCTATCCAAACGGACAATGTCACCGGGAACAATTGTAGTTCCGCTGGCAATGGGGTAATCTTTTACAGGCTGTACAGCATCACCCACGACTGGTCTACGATAGTAGAATCCCATGTGTAAAACCTCCTCTTAATCTTTGAATTTAAGGTAATCATCTATAGATACACCTAAAGCCTTAGCCGCTAATACCTCATCTTGCGAAAGGGATTGGGCGGTGCTTGCTTTCCTAGTTTGTGGGGGTAACGCTCCCTTTTTGCGACCCGACACTTCAGCGAGGACTTCATTACGAACATTACTTTTGTAAGCATTCGTAATTTTAGCACCGTGTAATGCAAATACAGCTTGTTCCAATGGCATATTTGGATTACGAATGGTTTGAAGCAAATATACTTTTGAATCATGCAAATCATCGTCTGTTAGCATAGGAAATTGTTTTTTAATTTCGTTTGCTTGAGAATCAATTTGTGACGACCATGATTGAAATTCTAATTGTTGAAGTTTCTGTTGGTATGTACCCAACTCATTTTTATATTGTTCAAGACTTCTCGCAACTTCAAGTGGTATGCCTTGTTCTTCAGCTTGTCTTGCTACACGACCCTCTTCAATTTTTTGATAAAGTTGTTCGGGTGTAACACCATACATTTCAGATAAAATCTGAGCAGTTCTATATTCTACAGAATTTGTTAATTCTTCTTTTACACGTTGGTCTATGATACTTTGCCTACGCATTTCAGCGAATCTTGCGTTTTCTTCTGGAGTTTGTTGCTTTTTGCTAGGTGGTTCTTCGTACTCTTCTTCTTCGTACTCTTCTTCTTCGTAATCCTCATAATCTTCTTCATACTCTTCGGAATCATCTTCTTCGTAATCCGAATCGTCTTCTTCGACTTCTACTTCTTCTTCGTCAAAATCTTCTTCATCTTCAAATGAAAAAATTTCTTCGTCTAAAACTGTGTTTTCTGCCATAATTGTCCCCTTCCCCTTTTTACGCTTGGGTAGCGAAAGTGTGTGGGCTAGGAGTGTATACGACACCAACCGAAATTTGACCTAGTATCCCAAATACATGATAACAAATATTTATCACATTTGCAATAGTGATAAAAAAATCCACTCACTGAGTGGATTAATCAAGATTATTTAAATCTAAAAATTTACGTAATTCTTCTTGTTCTTTTTTAGAAGGTTTGTAGGTTCCGGATTTATTGTTTAACTTTGGTTTTTTTAATTTTCGTATAACTTTTCCTGCCGCTTTTGCTCCTTTTATTGCTTTACCAGCAGGTAACATTGCCATTGCAATTTGGTTTTCAGGCTTTTTATACTCTTCTGAAATCTTTTTACCCATTGCTTTTAAATTTTCTTTACTAAAACTCTTTTTCATACCTGTCTTCATATTTCTATACGCATCCATAAACTCTTGTTTTGTATCTTTCTTGCTAGCCATAAAATCACCTCCGTTATTTCTTCGAGCCGTAACCGCAAGGATTGATTACCTTACCGCCGCCCTTATTAGATACCATTTTTTCCATGTTTGCATTTTGAATGTAGTTATCCGAATACTTACCACCTGTTGGCATCGATACCATATTATTTCCTCCTTTTAGCAATCCCATTTTCTCAAAGACTTATTAATACGAGAATTTGGGTCATTGGCTGTTTTAGATGATGTATTTTTTGCCTTCATGCCTGACATTCTAGCACAGAAGGACTTGCGTCTAGCGGCACTTTTAGGAGAGCTTTGGGCTTCTTCACGAGAAACAGGGGGCTTTAAGTTTCCCCCTGTAGCCTTATTATAACTTGCCCTGCCCTTCGCATTCAAGCCACCTTTAGGATTTTTACCCTCGGAGCGTTGCCATGCTGGTGATTTTGCCATTTTAATAACCTTTTTTCATCATTGATTTTTTCTTCATACCCATTTTTGGTTTTGCTTTCATAGGCATCTTTGTCATTGGTTTTTTGTACATTCCCGGCATAATTAAATCCCCCTCGCCATATTTTGCATTGCTAAGGCACCTGTTGTACCTTGTGGAGCCTGTGGTGCTTGTGCGGCATCTCTAGGTCGGCTACCATTACGCATTTCTTCAGTCTGGCGTTGTTGAACGATTTCTTGAGCGGATTGTTGAATCATGGCTTGAACTTCTTCTGCTGGCATACCTTGAGCCATACCTTGGGTTGCTTGCTGAACTAGTTGTGACACAATTCCAGCCAAGTCTTGAGCTTCGTTTTGTTGCATCGTAATACGGTCTTGCTCCATACGATACAAAATATCTTCTCGAATTTCAAATTCTTGGAATTGAATCCATTCTTCAGGTGTGATAAGTGGTGGGTTATAATTAAATTGACCTTGCATCTGGATGAGAGCATCGGCTTGTTGTCGTTTAGCGGCTTGGGTAATCGGTGCCCGAGCATATACATCTGACTTCACTATCCATTCTAAGTTAGATGCAGTGATTTCGTCAACAGGTTGGTACATATCAAAACTAGGCTCTCCATTTGGTGCTGTTGTTGTGATTGGTCGCATATCTTTCCACTTATAAAGTATATTCAATACAATCAAATGACTGATTCTTTCAACAAAAGCGTCTATCTGAATCATTTTATCTTTATCTCGAATGGTAGCTCGTTCGATCAAACTGTTTACACCTGTAGAAGTCGTAAGTGAGCCTACAGACTGACCTGTATACGCTTCGTTGATACCTGCAATATCACGAATATCTTGTACCATTCGTTCTTTTAATTGCATTGCACCCATCGGAATCTCAGGCGGTTGTACATTAAAGATAGAACCTGATACATCTGCATTGGTTGTCCATACTTTTCCGGGCAATGTGCCTGTCCTAGCAAGTTCTTGAGCATTAATACCTGATTCTCTAGACACAATCTTCTGCGGATTCTGATGCAAGGTACCAATAATCGACACAATCTGGTCTAATTTGTTAATGACCTTTTGATTTTCAAGGATTTGTTGCGTCATAGACGTTCCGTGGAAGTCGTTTTCTTCTTTTTCGTCATACAAGATAGCAAACGGATACTCATTAGGTTGCATATCTTCAATTTTTAAGAGGAAAAAGTCGGTATTTCGCAGGTAATAGGTAACATCTAACTGCATACGACCGTCATCGTTCACAAATCGCTCCCAATGAATGTGCACAGTTGCCATTTCATCGCCTACGATGTTCTGTGTAGACGTATCAGGTGGCGAATCACGATCAAAAATGGTTCCATTAGCACTTGAATCGAACTCTAACTCGGTACTTACGAGCATATCTAGCTTGTTTTTGCCATACGTTTCGATGACATAGTCCTTAAATACCTTATTTGTCTTAATTTTAGCTAAAGGCATGAGTTCTGTGCACTCAATCCACTTACACTCGTCTAGTTCATAGGCATCAGGGTCTGGAAAGAAGTTAACTAAAGGGTAACGCTTGACACAAATCTTGCCTTGGTACAAGCGATTGCGTGGGTCACTCTCCCCAAAATACTGTCCACCATAGAAATAGTCGTCATTGTAGATGTACGCAATAGCGGTACCTTGTAGCAACGCTCTGTCGATGCACTCTCGCACATCTCGAGCTACTTTCTGTGTTTCCCATACGTGGTCGTGAGCTTTCTGTAGCTTAGAGATTTGCTCTTTAAACTCTGGAACTAAAGCTGTAAACGTAGGACGTGGGATAGCAGACGCTAGATTCGCTCTTTTTAATGTACGAACGTATCTAATGTAGTTTGTAATCGGTTTTGGAATCCAAGGTGGAATGGATTCGTTCTTCCATTGTTCCCCTCGGTCAAACATATCCATTTCTGCCCACAACATCTGTTTATTCTGTACCGCTGTTTGAGCTTTACGGAAACGTTGGTAGAGCTTT